GTGAACGTAACTTCGATGACAAAGCAAAAGGCGTACCGTGATTATGGTGTTGATAACGCAAATATGCAGGTTATCCGCTCATTTACGCCGTTGCCTTACTTTGATTACGTGTTGATTGATGGTGTTAAGTATGTTGAATACGCAACACACGTCATCGATACACGCTACTCAATCACAGTTAAGGAGGTGGTTTAATGGCAAATATCATTGGCGCTGATAAGTTCATTGCTGCTGTTTCTAGAAAGGCAAACGCTGCACCAAAAAAGGTTGCAAACGTCTTACGTTCTGAAACAGCCGCCATGCAATCACAAGCACAGCGCCTTGAACCTGTTCGCACTGGAAATTTGAGGCGTAGCACAAATATTTCCGTAACAACTAGCGGCAACACTGCTATTGGAACAGTAACCGCTAATGCTTATAACAAGTCTTACAATTACGGTTATGCACAGGAAAACGGAACACGATATATTCGTGGTAAGCACTTTATGGAAACTGCGTTTAATGCACATTCACAAAGTTTTAAGCAAAAGATGAGTGAGGTTCTTAAATGACACCTGACTACGAATTATATAAGACAGTTGCCGGTGTCCTTATTGACGCCGGCGTTGTCACATACGACATTGAACCGGATTTATCAGACGGAAAAGCATTGGCCAATATGCCTTATGCAATCGTTTCTAACACTAACCTCTCAACAACAACACTCACAAAGGGAATTATGATGACTTCTGCGAGTGTGACGGTTAATTTGTTTGCAGGTCGCAAGCAGCGCGATGCAATTGAACAACTACGTTCTAAGGTTTACGCGTTACTTATGAACCTGCAAAAGGCAGGTGAATATACGGTCATCGTTGATCCACTGACCACGGTTAATGAGTTGTACAGCATTAAAGAAGACAACTTCACTGGATTTAATGCAGTGATTGATGTTACTTACAAATTTTACGGGGGCTAAAAATGGCACAAACTGATTTTGGTGGCAAGGTAATTATTGCCATTCGCCGCTTGGCTGATGAAGCAAAGCAAGAGGGACAAAAGTTTGCTTATGAAACCACTCACGAAATTGACTGGTCTCGTGACAGTTCAGACACGTCAACCAAGGACGGCAAGATTTATTCTTATGATGAAGTTGCCGGAGACTTTACGGTCGAGATGGTTTCATCTGACAATGCAATGGTTAAGTTGGCAAAGGACGCCTTGCTTAACAACGATGAGTTGGAATTCTGGCGTATCTTTACGGCTAAGCCGCAAGAAGGTGCAGAAAATACTTACGCTATGGAATACTTCCGTGGACGATTGAACGACTTTGATGAGAGCGCAGACAGCGACGACTTTGTTACTATCTCACTTGAAGCAGACGTTCAAGTTCCAAAGGAAGGTGTTGGAGTGTTTAACGTTGCTGCAAACGGAAATGGTTACGAGTTCCGTGACTTGTCAAAGGTTACGGTGAGTAACGCTTAATCCACAAACAAGCGCAACGCCAGCTTAATTATTAACAGCCAGTATGCTATAATGCCAATAGGGTGAAAAGCCCGTTCACTAAAAAAACAACGAGGTGTTAGAATTATGAAGCTCACGATTAACAAAAAGGAATACACGTTCCGATTTACAATTGGTTTCTTGTCAATGTTGCGAGACACAAAGACTGTCACAACGGAAGGTGTTACCGCTGGAATTGGTGACACGATGAACATTAACATGCTGGTTAACTCACGAGACGTTGTTGCTTTGCGCGACATCTTGCTGACTGCTAACCGTGCAAACGGTGGTAAGTTGACGCCTGCTTTGCTCGATGATTATCTTGACAATGAATCTACGGACATTGAAGCCTTGACTGATGAAGTTATCGCTGAACTTTCTAAGGCTAACGTCACGGCGTCAAAAGTGAAGTCCGCACTGGCAACGGCGGCGAACTAAATAATGAATATGTTCCGGACGCGACACGTTATCGACAGTTAGTTGTTGACGGGTTGCGTTTTTTTGATAACGTGAAGATTGATGACATCATGGATATGACGCTTTACGAATATTTGATGTATATGGAAGCGTCAGAATTGAAAATGAATGATCGTCGACTTGAACTTCATGAACAAGCATGGGCACACCAAGCTGCAAAAGCAACAAAGGGTGGAAAGAACCCAAAGCCGGTTTACCCTACGTTCGATAGATTCTATTATTCAACTTATCAAAAGAACGAGAAACAAATTCGGGAACGTTACAATTCGGAATTGGTTGCTGCAAGGAAGGCGCGCGATATTAAGCATGCCAAAGACGCTGGCATTGAACTGGCTGACTTGTCAATTCTGGATAATTTAAACGGAAAGGCGTAAAAGATGGCTGAAAGTTACACAGTCGAGGCGAAACTTATCGCCGATATTCAAGGCTATACAAAAAACTTGCAATCTGCCGCAAAACAGATGGGAGATTTCGAAGGTGCCGCAAAGCAATCTAGCCAAAATTCGTCAATATCTTTAAAAGGTGTTGGTAAGGCAATGATGGTTGCCGGTGCTGCCACTACGGCACTCGGTGTTAAGTCATTAAAAAACTTTGGTAGTTTTGAACAATCACTTAACCAAGCCGCTGTTATTGCTGGTGGTACATCAAAAGACATCGGCGGGCTTGCTGACGTTGCCAACAAAATGGGTGCAGATTTACCATTGAGTGCGAAAGACGCTGCTGACGCGATGGTTGCAATGGCACGAGACGGTGCTTCAATCAAAGATATTAAAAAAGAGTTTCCAGCAATTGCGCAAGCTGCAACGGCTGCTGGATCTGACTTGCAAACGACTGCCGGAGTTGTTCAAAATGCCATGAACATTTGGGGCGACAGTATCGGTTCGCCACAACAAGCTGCCGCTACACTTGTCACTACCGCAAACCTATCTAATGCTTCTGTTGAGGATATGCAACACGCATTGGCGACTATTGGTTCTACTGCAAACCTTGCTGGGTTGTCTATGCAAGATACTGCGACTGCAATCGGTTTGCTAACTAACCGTGGTTTCAGTGCTTCCGAAGCGTCTTTGGATTTGAACCACGCCATTTTGCAAATGATGGCACCTTCTGATAAAGCGGCTGGGCTTATGGAAACTCTTGGTTTGAGTTTCAAGGACAGCCATGGGAACATGAAGCCGTTTATACAAATTGCTGCGGAAGTTTCGAAAGCAACTGCTGGTATGGGTAAAGCTGACAAGACAGCTGCCCTTAAAACAATTTTCCACACATCTGGTATGAAGGCTATGGTGCCAATCATGCAGGCAGTCAATAACAAAACCGGCGACGCTAAGGTTAGTTGGGCTGCTTTTTCAAAAGAAGTAGATAAAAATTCTTCTTCACAAGCTAAGTCTTCTCAGGTTTTGAAGGATCAAGCAACTGAAATGCAGAAAAACGTTGGTTCTAAACTTGAACAAGTTGGCGGAAACTGGGAGAGTTTATCAAACAAGGCACAAAACAATGTTAAAAACATTTCTGGTGGCTTTGTGGATATGACTAACAACGCGTTGCAATGGGCCGCTGAAAGCAAAAGCCCGTTCGCTGATATGACGCGAAACTTTCTTGGGTTGGCGCCGTTTATCGGTACAGCTACAACTGCTATTGGTGGTTTCATTACTAATGCGGGAAAAATTACAGGAACAATTTCTAGCGCAGTGAGTTCTGTAAGCGAGTTTGCATCACACGTTTCAGAAGTTGGTGGAATTGTTTCTTGGATTAAGCAAACAAAAATTTGGTCTGGTGTAACAAAAGTTGCGACTGGAATTCAAACAGCGTTTAATGCGGTTCAGGCTGCTGGTTTGCTACCGTGGATCGCAGCAGTTGCGATAATTGCTGCCGTGGTAGGTGCATTAGTTTGGTGGATAACTCAAACAAAGAGTGGTCAAGCGGCTTGGAAGGCATTTACAGATTGGCTATCGAATACGTGGTCTGGTATGGTAACTTTCTTTCAAGGTGTATGGCAGGGAATTGTAAACGTGTTTAACACTTCAATTGAATGGATCAAAACAGCTTGGTCTTCGTCAATCACGTTCTTCAAAAACCTTTGGTCAGGAATTACTGGATTTTTCTCTGGTGTCTGGACGTCTATCAAGAATGGTTGGCAAACGTTTACGACGACGGTAAGCTCTATTTGGGATAGTACGGTAAATGTGTTTAAGACAATTTGGTCAGCTATCGTCACATTCTTTACCCCGATAATCAACGCTATTATTGGTGTTTGGAAAGGGTTCACAACTACTATTTCAGGTATTTGGAATGGCATTATTAAAATTGCTTCTGGAATTTGGGGACTAATCAAAGCAGCTGTTATGGGACCAATTTTGTTGTTGCTTGATGCAATGACTGGAAACTGGAAACAAATGAAGGCTGACGCTGAAATGATTTGGAACAAAACAGTCGGCAGTGTCAAAAGTATTGTCAGTGGACTGGCACAAGCTATTTCAAGTTATGTAAACGGAATTTCTAGTTTTGTTTCTGGTGTTTGGAACGGCATTGCTGGTTTCACTTCAAAAATTTGGAACTCAATCAAGAATGCCATTGTAAACTTTGTTTCTGGTATTTGGAATAGTATACAAAACACTTGGGCAGCTATTCCCGACTGGACTGCTGGTCTTTGGAATAACGTTAAAAACGGCGTTTCTAATGCTTGGAGTTCAATTTGGAGCAGCATCACTAACTTTGCTAATGGAATTTTCAACGGTATTAAAAACGCTTGGAATTCTATTCCTAGTTGGACTGGTGGAATTTGGAACAGTACTAAGGACGGCGTTTCTAACGCTTGGGGAGATATTTGGAGTGGTGCTGGACGGTTTGCAAGTGGTGTTGTAAACGATATTGCCGGCGCATGGAATGGTCTTGCTAACTGGATTGGTGGACTATGGAACAGCGTCAAGCAAACAATTTACGCGGCAATGAATATCGACTTGTTTGGTGCAGGTCAAGCAATCATGGTTGGTTTTTGGAACGGTTTGGTTTCGCTTTGGAACAAGGTACAAAAGTTCATCGTCAACATTGCTGACTGGATTCGCGCCCACAAGGGACCAATCAGTTACGACAAGAAGTTGCTTATTCCTGCCGGTCAAGCAATCATGAACGGTTTGCGTGGCGGTTTGCAAGATGGATTTGAACCCGTTAAAAAGACTGTTTCTAACATGGCTGGTGCAATCAACGACCAATTTGGAAACGGATTTAATTACAGCATTAACCCTGTTACGAATGGCATGAGCATGAACACAGACGGTACAATGAACATGCGAATGGAAAACCAACAACAGGCCGCACAAATCAACTTAACGATGGGTAATACGACTTATCGCGCGTTTGTTGATGATATTTCGCAACAGCAAGGACGAAAAGCAACGCTAAATACAGTTGCTTCTGTATATTAAACCAAAAATAAAGTATACTTATACAAGGGGTACTAAACTAATGAATGAATTATACGAATTTGGATCACTTGAAAAGCGCTCTACTAAACGAGAGTTACCAAGTGAAGCAATCGTATTTAATGGCGTTAGTTTAGATGAGGAGCTTCCTATCTACCGAACATTGAATGTTGACGGTCGCGAGAATTTTTCGCGCTCAATAAACAGCGTGTCTACTTCGGCGGACGGGGAGCTTTTTGTTTCATCTAAGCTCGACACTAATACGATTACTGTTAAATATGCAATTGAATCAAACGGCGACTTGGATTTATTCAATGAAACGTTCGATAAATTAAAGATGTTGTTACAAGGTGATGAAAAAACGTTTTACTTTGCTGACGAACCGTTATGGGAACGCACCGGAACGGTTACTTCTCTTGAAAATCCAGATAACGGACGAACGAATATTGTCGGAACGTTTGAAATTAAAATGAGCAATCCATACAAACGAAGCCGTGTAAAGAATGTAAACGGCACAAGTGGTTTGACTATTCACGATAACAACTTGCCTTATCCAGTACATCCTGAAACAATTACCATCGTCTTTTCAGAAGATGTAGCTGACTTCACTTTAACTGCCGATAACAAGGTATTGGCGCTTCACGGTGGATACAAAAGCGGAAATTCGATGGTTGTTGATTTCAAAAATAAAACGATTGTTAGCAATAACATGAGTGTATTGCCGCAAATGTTAATCCCTGAAAGCAATATTTTTGAGTTGAAAATTTCAAACGGCACAAAATTTGTAGCCAATAAAGTTTCTTCTATTTCTGTTTCTTATAAGGGGGCGATGATTTGATTTATTTATTTGATAAAACTCAAACCTTGACTGGCGTTATCGAAACATCAGAAACGATTGAAGCTAAGTTGACGCTTGAAATCAACAAGGCAGGTATTTTAGACTTAACGTTGCCTGCAAGTAATGATATTAACGAAAAAATGAATGACGTTTCGTTCATCGCCGTACCTTATCCTAACGACGAAGAAAAGTTGTTTTTCGCAAGGCTTTTAACGCGAAAAGACGAAGATGATCGTGTCACTTATGAAGCAAGCGAACTTGCTTACCACGAACTCGGCAGTTACGGTGTAATCGAAGATAAGCGACCAAGTAATCAGGGTGCAACTAGCCTATTGAACACAGCTTTGGAAGGCACTCCGTGGCAGGTTGGTAATGTGAATGTTGCTGGGACAACGTCAACTAACTTTTACAAAATAACTCCACTAGAAGCGCTCAATAAAATTGTTGAAGCGCTTGGTGGCGAACTTATCTTTTATGTAACTATTCAAGGCAACAAAATTAACGGTGCGTTTGTTGACTGGCTGGCACAACAAGGTACAAACACTTCTAAAACGTTCGTGCATGGTAGCAACTTACTAACTGTTGAGCGACAAAGTGACCGTACTAGCATTTACACAGCAATCATGCCTCGTGGAAAAGGTGAGGAAACGTCTGGTGAAGGTGATGAACCAACCGGTTATGGACGGCGAATTGAAATTGATGGTATTGAATGGAAAAAGAGTGGTGGAAAACCGTTAGATAAGCCATCTTCAAGCAAAGTATTGGTTGATCCAGAAGCAACTGCGTTGTGGGGGCAACGAGACGGACGCCCCCGTTTACTCATTCAAGTATACGAGGAAATCGAAGATAAAAACGATTTGATTAACGCTGCGTATGATACTTTGAAGTCTATCAACCACCCACAAGTTCAATACTCGGCAACTGTTGCTAACGTTGGAGATATGAAGTTGGGCGATACTGTTGTTATCATGCACAGCGAACGTTCTATGAGTTACAAAACACGAGTGTTTAAGATTATCTACGACTTGCAAAATAATGTTAATACAGAAGTTTCGTTCGGTGATAATTTATCTGCCAATGACATTGCAAGCCAAGTACAAAACATCAGTACAAGCGTAAGCCGTAACAGTGAGCAAATCACTTGGACTATGAACAACGGCGGTCGCAACAGCACGTCTTACGGCCCTACCGAACCTAAATCGCCACAAAAGGGTGACGCTTGGTTTAAGTCGTTGCCTAATGGCGAAACAGAAATCTACGTCTACAATGGTACAATTTGGGAACTCGTCATGAGTAGTGAGTTTGTTGATAATATCGACAAGCAAATCACTGACGCATTAGACGCAGCAAAGGCATATGCAGATAAGTTAAACGAAAAGCAAGTAGAACTAACTGGCAGTTTAGCCGCAGATGTACAAAGCAAGGCAGATAGCTTATATGCAAGTCAACAAAACATTGCCAGCCTGGCTAATAGCTATACAGACAGTGCGTTTTCAGAAGTAAATGAAAAGGCAGTTGTAGCAAAAACGACAGCAGACGGAGTTTACCAAGCAGTAAATGACCCTGAAACGGGACTGAACGTGCGACTATCAACAGCAGAAGGAAACTTTGAACAAATCAAAGGTAATGTTGATGGCATGAGTAACACGGTTACTAAGACGGCAGACGGTCTTACACAAGAAATAAAGGATCGTGAAACTGGTGACAGCAACACACTGCAAGCTGGTAAAGATTTTACTACTAGCAAAATTCAAGACTACGACACTGGTATGCAAACACAGTTGTCACAAACGGCTGATGGCATTATGGCTTCGGTGAGCTTGAACAATATGGCGGTGGACAGTTCGCTTGTTAACGGCTTTGCTAACTGGAAAAAGTTCGGTACTGATGATTGGGAAGTCGACGAAAACAACACGTATTATGGTATTAAGTTTGCTAAGTTCAATAATTTTAGTCACTCAAACGAGTATAGTTATTTAACTACTCAAACAATTTATAGGAATACATTCCCCGGAAACACTGTTTATGTTTCAGTTGATGTAAATACACCTCGTGTCGGAGAAAGCGACACCGACTACGCTGAGGTTTACTTAATTCAACAAAATAGTTCCGGACAACAAGTGAAGTTTAATTCAATCACTCAAAAAATGCAGCAACCAACTAACGGTTGGACTAATTTCAGACAGAAAATTGATTTAGACACGTCAACTAGTGCAATATATCTTGGTTATCAAGCTGTCGGTAACGTCGAAACTTACATCGCGCGACCTTATGTTGGTGTTTCAGAACCACCTAAAAACGGTTATATTGCGGGTCCTAACAACAACAACAGTACCAATTTGTCGTTATTTTATAATTCATTTTCGCTTGGGATTATGGCTAACACTGGTGCTTTAATTTCAGGAATTAACGGAGACTCGTCTGGGCTTAACATCGTTGGTAAAAAGATTACTGTTACCGGCGACACAACGTTTATCGGTAAGAACTTTATGGATGGCGCGTTGATTAAGAATGCTACTATCGGTAATGCACAAATTGCAGATGCAAGCATAAACGATGCTAAAATATCAAATTTGAGTGTAGAAAAATTGACTGGAAATATTTCCAGTTTCATCCAATCAAACTGGAACGGACGTTATGGCGCTACGACAATTGATGCCAACGGAATGACGGTTGACACAAGCGGTATTACCACAAAGTTTGGTAGTTATGGCATGACACTAAACATGACGGGCGAATCAGTAGGAGGTATTGGTGTTCAAGGCCTTACCGGTCAACCGTCAACATATCAAGGCTTGGCATTCTGGCTAGATGGTAACGCTGAATATATGGCGTGGGGAGCACGTAACAATGGCGCTACTTCTGGAAATCCGGTTCTTAAATTGTCTTGGTTTAGAAACACATCAGCTCCGTCTGGTGCATATGCTGGATTTAATTTTGACGATGACGTGTACTTTGGACGAGGAATTAATGTTCAAGGTGCATCAACGCAAAAGTTAAAATTTGGAACGCAAAATTTTAATAATTACAATTACCCATATTTCGGAAACTCGAATAACCAAGCTGGATTAGCATACGGTTCTGGTTATACATACCTAATATCAGGCACAACTTTTTACAATCTAACACGTGTTATAAAGGCGCTTGATAGTTTAGGTGCTGTTAAAATACCATCAGAAATTAGGTCAGATGGAACAGTAGCCAAGTGGCACAACGTCACTTTATAATATAGGAGAATAAAAATGGAACAATCACAACAACAAACATTGCAAAATCTTGGGTTCGAGATCGCTAATAAGGCAGTTGAAAACGCACAACTTCGGGCTCAATTAAGTATTTTGCAGGGAGAAAATGAACAATTGAAGTCACGTATTGACGAGCTAAGTGAGGAGGAAAAGTAATGACAGAGATTGACAAGACAACACAATTTAACCAACGGTTGACGGTGACTGCTGATGATGGCGGAACTGTTATTTATGCAAACCTGAATGCTACCGTTGACGAGCAAGGCATTCCGTACATGAGTTACAACATCAGTAATGGTGATGTTTACAAGGCGCATGTTGCTGAATTTAAGGACGCTTGGGAAAAGTTTCAAGCAACTGTATTTGCGGAAATTGAAGGCGATAAGGGCGGTGGTGAGTAGTGCATATTGGGATTTTTGCGCTAAGCGACTTGGCGGCGCTTGGTACGCTTACTGTAATGGTTTTGGGAGTTTTGAAGTGGATTGCACGTAAGGAATTTGCTGAACCGCTTGATCGTGTTCGAGAAAGTAGTGCAGAACTAGCAATCGAACAACGAAAAAGCAACGAGATGAACGCTAAACGTTTCGACAAAATCGATGAAGTTTTGGATCATCACGAAGTCGCTTTGACACAACACAACGAACAAATTAAAACACTGTATCGCCTACACGGTACTTTGTAATGTATAATTATAGCGTCAGGGTAAGCCTTGGCGTTATTTTTATGCAGAAAGGAGGTTTAAAAGTGAAAGAATATGTTGATATTGCAATTTCTTTTTTGGCTTTAATTGGTATGTTATCGCCTGTTATTTTGAACGTGAACCGTTATTTGAAGGCGCATATTCGAAACGAACACATTAAGTTCGCATTAGAGGTAGCTAATCAAGCCGTGACGGCTATTTCCGATATTGCGGGTCTAGATGATAACAGCAAACGTGAAATGGCCGTAAACAAGCTCTTACGGCGTTTAGAAGCAAACGGTATCGGTAAGAACTTCACAGCAGAACAATTGCAACAGATTGTGGATAAGGTATACAAGGAGACAAAGTAAAATGGTACAAGTTGTTAATAAGATTGTAGTTCCCGGACGCCCGGCGGTTGATAACGGACTAGCGCGCGCTCCATTCAAGCAAGTTCACTTGCATTCAACGGCAAACACGCGTTCAACGATGCAGAACGAAGTCGATTATCTGTCACGTAACTGGACAGGCGCATACTACACGCACTTGGTTGGAATTGACGGAAACGGAAACGCCGCTGCGTGGCAAGTAGCTAACACGAATGGCGGCGCTTATGATTTGGGCGGCGATTGGAATTGGGAAGGGTATGCTGCAATCGAATTTGCGGAGAATATCCAAAACCAAGCGCAATTTAATGCTGCTTACAAGGTCTATGTGGAACTTGCAGTGCAACTGGCACTAGAAGCTGGCATCAAGAACATGACGCTCGACACGCCTTATAATGAAGGAATTAAGACACACAACTACGCATCTAAGACCGGACACGGTTCAGACCACGTTGATCCATTGGCGTTTTTGGAACGTTGGGGTGTATCTTATGACCAATTGAAGCTTGATATTGCTAATGTGACTGGTGTATCTGCTACGGCTGTGAAGCCTGCTGCAACAACTAACAAGCCTAAGCCATCTATTGATAAGTTCAAGGCTGCTGGAAATGCATTTACTGCTTACGGAACATTCAAGGTAGATGCAATCAAGCAAGTAAACGGCATTTGGCAAATTGTTAACTACAAGTTGGCTGGTGGAAAAGATGTTGATTGGGTAAACAACGGAATCCCATTAGATATTTTGGACAACGTAACTCGCGGTAACGCTGCACCAACACAGGTTGGCGATACAGTGAAGTTTATGGCCGCTTATAACCACGGAACGATTGACGACTACGACACGGCAAGTAACGGCGTAGGAATTCAATTTGGTAGTTATGGCGAAGTTTGGTTCAACGCAGACGCGTTCATCGCGCTATAATTTGCGAAAACGTCTTGTTAATTCAAGGCGTTTTTATATTTTATTTAACAACAAATTAAAAACTGTGTATTGACACGCAGCGCCTGAAATTATACTATATATGTATCAGCTGGGGCGGAACAACCGCAACCAGCATGTATAGATAATAAAAAAAGAGGTCAGAATAATGAAGTTATATTTAGCAGAACAAGAACTTGATGGAACTGTAAACACGTTGAATGTTGAATTCGAGGAAGCAAAGAACCATTCACAAATTGTTCGTAAGGTTGTGATTGAAAACGATTTAAAAAAGGCGTTTTACATTGATCCAAACGATTACGAATTTGATGAGGATTATGAAAGTGATAAAGATTACACGATGGCAGTTGTCAATCAATGGTCTTATGGAATTCGACAACTAATCTGGCAAGAATTTTAAACATCAGTTGAACTCCGAAAGGGGTTCTTTTTTATATTATTATATTTTATTTAACAGATTAAGAAACTTTGTTTATTGACAAGACATGTCAGAATGTTAAGATATAGATGTTAAGTCGGGGCGGAAACCACCGCTACCGACGTGTATACATATATAAAAAGACATATATGTGGCTTTCGCCTTGTTGGCGAAGCCTATATATAAGATATATATTGAACGTCCTTACACTAATTAAACGCCGCAAGGCGTTCTTATACGTTTAAACAATCAAACACGTTGAATATATGTATATGTATATAGAAAACGCTGTGGATCAGTTTTATTCGTTTACAACGATTGAATTCGTGGTATTATAATAACAGACTAATGAAGCAAAGCACTTGCCAACCCGTTAAATTTTTGGGGCGAGTGCTTTTTGCTTGAATATAAGGAGGTTGCGCAATGCAACAAGAACAAGCCGTTATTAAACAAGTGTTTAACCCAAAATGGTATATCAACCAGATGAAGGGATGGACGTTCCCATCTTATCTATTACTGATGATCGGAGCTGGGTTCATCATCGGGCAAACTGCGGCACATCCATTGACTGCTGTTGCTGTATGGACGATGGTGGCTGCAATTCTTGGTTTTACTACGACGCTGTCTATCACTAACGCAAAGCCGCTGAACGGTCTGTTTGGGCTAGTTTCCGCACTTATCTATATTGTTATCGCCTTGCATGCTAATAACCCAGCAGACGCGATTTTACAGGGTGTATACATTATCTTGTTAGATTTACCTGTATTGTTGATTCCGGGCTGGTCTGGTGACGTTTCATCTAAGGTGCGTAAGATTAGTCAAGTTAAGGAACGCGGCGAAAAACCACGCTTCTACAAGACGTATTGGTTCTACGCCGTGGTATTCATCATCGCTTACGTGGCGCTTTACTTCTTCGATGTTTACGTTATGCATTCACCACGCCCGTTGATTGACGCTGGAACGGCTGCAATTGGTATTGTTGGTGCTGTACTTACTACTTTGCGATTTTCAGAGAGCTATTACTTCTGGTTTGCACAAGGTGTCGCACAAATTGTTCTATGGGGACTTACGGCTGCACAAGGTGATGCGTCATTGGTATTGATGTTCACGTACATGCTGTATCTATCAAACGACTTCGTGGCGTTTACTGCTTCACCATGGTTTAAGCGCAAGTAGTGTGATATACTGATTAAAGACAAGTTAATATCTAAGCGATTAAAGTGCAGCCCCGCAGTTGCGCTTTTTTCTTTTGCCTGATATAATTAGTTCATGGGTTGAGCTACTGCTAATTACTTGATCTAGTCATATTTTGATATACTCTTTTTTCTGACGAGAAACGCCACTTCTGACCGGGTGGCGTTTTTTGTTTGACTTTTGCTTTTGGTGGTTATATAATATAACCATAAAGAAAAAGGAGGTGCTGTTATGGCACGAGATATTAAGTTTAGGGCATGGCGTACGCCATTTTCAGGGAGTAAATTTGGTCAGAAATATTTATACGGAAGCAATGTGTTTTCTTTCTACAATATGAAACCTGATCAATATAAGTTGGAACAATTCACTGGTTTAACCGATGTGAACGGGACTGAAATTTACGAATGCGATATTGTACGTATGCACGTTATTATTTTGTCGCCTGATGACAAGATTGGCGTTGTTAAGTATTCGCCACAATACGGATATTCAATCTACTTCACAAGTGGACGCATGGCACGCCAAGAGTATTGGGCAACCGGAGACAAGCACACAATCGAAGTGATTGGTAACATTCACGAAAACCCTGAATTATTGGAGGAAAAGTAATGAGTATGACGTTTGATGAAGCAATGGCGAAAGTAGGAACATATTTGCAAAACAATGATCTAAGTAATCCAGATGATAATGACAAGTTTTTTTATATAATTTTGAATGGTTTACAGAATCAATACGCACCAACGATTGAAATGACACGAACACAATATAATTTTTTGGTTGGCAGCGATGGACTTGTAGATATAATAGGCAACATTACAGTTGACGGTATTGTTAAAGAATATTTTGATGATGGTTTTTGGTATCCACTTAACGAACGTGATGTTGCGAATGCTTTTTTGCACCCAGAAACAGTTAAGGTGGTGAAATAAAATGGTATATTCAGAACACAACGTGTACGAAGCATCTTTAATTAACGAGAACGGAGAGCGATTGGGGCTTAACCAAATCAATGATTTGAGCATTCAAGCACTTGATGACAACCAGCTGGAAGAAGCGTCTTACTATGTAAAATTGTTTGAAGGTAAGTTCAAGATTATCAAAAAAGAGTTGGATCGTCGTTTGAAAAATGAAGGCGTTCAATTTGCTGGAGTTTCCGTTAAGGACGTTGAACGAACAAACGTAAAAGACGATGAAACAATCAAGAGAGCGCTGGTTAAGAAATACGGTTGGGATGCAGTGAGTGTTAAAACACCAGCTACGTTGCTGAAATTGTACGGAGAAGAAGTAATGAACGACTTGATCAGAGCGGACGCAATCGAAACTAAGACAGTGAAAGTGACACAATGGCGATGAATAAATTAAGTCAACTTAATTGTTGACTTTTGTTTTTAATGGTTATATAATATAACCATAAAGAAAAAAGGAGTGTATCAAAATGAGTGTATTTGAGAAGTTGAATGCAATTGACGTATCGGCTCAAACCGAAAAGAAATCAAACTTGACATATCTATCGTGGGCTTGGGCTTGGGGTAAGTTGAAAGAGAATTACCCTGATGCTCAATACAAGGTTTACGAGCGTGAAGTTGACTACTTATTGATCCACGGTGAGCAAGCGTTCCCAGCGAAGCGCACTGTCAATTACTTTGATGACGGGCAAACGGCTTGGGTTAAGGTTGGTGTTATTGTTGAAGGACAGGAACATGTTGAAATGCTTCCTGTCATGGATCATCGTAACAAGTCAATTCAGTTAAACAACGTTGACAGTTTCGCTGTTAATAAGACAATTCAACGAGCATTAACGAAGGCAATCGGACGCCACGGTCTTGGGTTGTACATCTATGCAGGTGAGGACTTACCTGAACCAGTCAAGAATGAGCAAGCAGAAGCGGCTGAGAGAGAGAAGCACGAGAAGGCGTTGGAAGCGTTCAATAAAGAAGCACAAGCGTTCAGTGAGCGTACTGGAAAGAACCTGACTGATTTGTTCGGTATGATTTCTGAACTTACACATGGAAAGATTACCGACGTTCAAGGGTTCAACAGTTCAACGCTTACACAAAAGGCTTACATTATAAACGAAATTAAGAAGCAGAAGTAAGGGGAATGTTGTGGAAGAACAATATCGTGTAAGAACTATTCGCGTTTATTTTGGAGAAGAAGAACCGGAAAGCCCCGCTGATGGTGATGAGTGGTTTTCCAATAAAGGTGCTAATAGATTTTTAGATGGGCAATGGGTAGAGGACAGGTTTTTAGACGGACAATGGTCTCAAATGACAAAGGAGAATAACTAATGAACCACGTATCAATGATTGGACGATTGACTAAGGAAGTAGAATTACGTTACACAACGTCAGGAACGGCTGTTGCCTCTGGCACTATTGCAGTGAACCGAAACTTTACTAATGCAAATGGAGAACGAGAAGCTGACTTTATCAATTTTGTTATTTGGCGAAAGTCTGGTGAAAACTTCGCAAATATGACGGCAAAGGGTAGTCAAATTGGTTTGGAAGGATCATGGCAAACACGAACTTATGAAAACCAACAAGGGCAAAACGTATTTGTTTCGGAACTTGTAGTAGATAACTTCACTTTGATTGAAAGTAGGGAACAAACGGAAGCGCGACGCGGTGGAGAACAACGTCAAACACCAGCACCTGTACAACCTGTTACTAACGGCGGACCATTCGACTTCCCTGAAGTTGATGTTAGTGACAATGATTTGCCATTCTAGCCTATGTATCATTTGGCATTAAAGAACGCACGACTTCGCAAACACGACACGCAACGACAAACCGCCGACAAGTTGGGCGTTAAAGTTAGTGAAGTGCAGCGATTAGAACGAGGCGACAAGTTGCCGACTGTTGAGCAGTTGCAATCTTATGTTGATGCGTATGGCAGCAAGACGGTAGTTGAATATTTCTTGACGGGGCAATAGCCCTGTTTTTTTGAAAGGTTTTTAAAATGGAAAAGCGAGTTATTTTTGAACTAGTAAACAAGTTGGAAATGCAATACGGTAACATGAACAGTGTCCCTCACGATGACAAAGACTTTTTACGGCTGCGATATGGCATTGTAGACAACGAACGAGACGATCTTGATAAGCAAGGCAAAATAAACTTTTTGGCGCAAGAATTGAAACGTGAAGGCGGTATTAGTATTAAAAACGGGAAGGCTTTAATCAGGTATGTATTACACACTTCATGATCGCACAGGAAAATATTTAGCTATTCGCTATTCGGTTGATGGTAGCAGAGAGTTTTACACAGTTGATAATTTCGCAAAGGCGTTTAAAACACAGGATATTAAGACGTTCAGATATTTTGCAAGTTTAGCAAGTGGTGTTGAACACGAATGGGGTGGCGGTTTATTTTAGCGCAGGTATTGCGCTTTTTGTGTAATGGTTATATAATATAACCATAGATAAATAAAAGGAGGTCTACAATGGCTAAGCGAGAACGAAACGAATACTTCAAGGGGTATGCAATCCGCAACCGTGATGAATGGAATTACATCCAACACAAAAGTCGCGCAAAGACTTTCATTAAAAGTCGTGGTGAGTTACCTGACTTGTTGGAATTGCAAACTGATTTAAACACACGTATTTCAAGCATTACGAACGGAGCTAAGAACTAATGAAAAAGTGTATTGTGATTGCAGCAGCAACTATTGCGGTTGGTGTGGCTATGGTCGGTACTAAGATAGAAGCATCTGAAATCTGGGGTATTGGTGACAGCACGTCGTTTGGTTGGGACGGACATAAGAACGTGACACCGTGGATCAACACGACGGCAAAGGATTTAGGAGTTTACTCAAATAACTGGCACGCACACAGTGGTTATTCTATCCAAAGCAACTTTGCTGGCATGGTTAGCGAGTTCAATGGCGACAAGTACCACACGCGAGCAAATTATATCGTTGTTAATCTCGGCGTGAATGATGTGAACTATGGCACAACGAACATCAATGATGTTATGGAGACTTACCGCGCACGATTGATGGACTTGAAAGCTAAGAACCCACAAGCAACAATCTACTTGATGTTGTCGCAAGGAGACTGGTTAAACGGTAACAACAACACAATTCATCAGGGTGGCTACTCGATGAACCAACTAAGAAATGCAATTAAGCAACTTGGACGTGATGCGAACATGACAGTCATCGACACCGGAATTGTTAATGATAGCAATCATGCTTGGAAGTTAGGTGATGGAACTGTCCACCCTACTGCTGGGACTTATGTTGAAATCGGTCACAAGGTTGCGCAAGTTATCAAAGCAAATCCAAATAATAACTCGCGATACACGGCTAGTGTTTACAACCGATTGTTGACGACTGGTTACGTGAATACTATGGCTGGTTATCGTTGGTTGGAAAATGGCAAGGCTTACACTGGTATTCGCAATTATATGGGTGCTTATTACTATTTTATAAATGGCGTGCGTAAGAATAACCAATGGGTCAACATGTGGGGAAACCGTTACTACGCTGGATTTGATGGGCGTTTCTATCAAGGAACGCATGTTATTGGTGGAAAGACATACAACTTTGGTAACGACAACACATATTATGTTCGGTAAGGTGGTTTAAATATGATTGGATTTGATGATGAGTTTGTAGTTAATTTTACGATGATGCACTCAATGCGGCGTAAGTTCAATCGGCGTGGTTATTATGAGGGTTACTAAGGTAAGCCGTTCGTGATGTACACGAAGTTCTTGCGAAAAATTGATTGCGGCATTAAGTTTCCTGATACGTACGTATATTTGAAGCAAGTGAACAACGACAAGTTTCAAGAATTAGTTTTTGATGCGATTGAACGATACAGATTAGGAGAATAAAAAATGGATTTAGCGGGTAAGTATATCAAGGTATCTGGTGACTGGAACGAGTTTGTTAAAGAACACAAAGAGTTATTTGACGGATACAAGTGGACTAGTGGTGAGGATATTTTAGACTTTATTCCAATTACATATTATGATTCAGCTTACATTTATTTTCATGATGGAAATAAAATAACCATTAACGACGGTAAGTATGGAGCTATTCTTGAAGATTATACAGAACTAGATTTAAATGATTTTGAAGAAAACGCGGACAGCGAAAAGACAAAACAATCATTTACTCCTGAATATTCGGTCGTTACTATAAATGATGGATATTATGCTTCTGAAATCGGAAAGGAGTTAGTCTCGTCAGCCAAGCGTATTGGCAAGCCTATTTCTAAGAATGAAATTGTGGAACAATCACAATATGATGATGTGACACAACCACAACACTACATGTTAGAAAACGGTATGCAAGTTAAGGATATTATCCGTTATGCATTGGGCGATGAAAAATATATTGGTTGGTCGCAGGGTAATGTTATCAAGTACACACTGCGTTATGCTGACAAGGGAACGCCTGTGAAGGACTTGAAAAAGGCCCAACAAAATCTTCAAATGATTATTGATGTGTTGGAGGAAGAAGACAATGAATAGGAAGTTAATTATTGATATTTGGCAAAGGGAGACTTCTAAGATATCTATTAGCGGCGTATTTTCTAAAGATTTAACAAGAATGCACTACGATGCTGTGTTCCGAGAAATTTTAGACATGATTACTAAAGAAGAAAAGGAAAAGAATGATGAGGATTAAGATCAAGAAGTTCCGTGATGTTGAGATTCCAGAAGCGTTTAACGGCGATTGGGTAGACTTGCGAATTGCACAAGATATTAAGGCGACAGCTGGCGATCCGTTATTTGTTCCACTTGGAGTTGGCATGATTCTGACAGAAGGCACAGAAGCACACTTGTTGCCGCGTTCATCAACGTTTAAAAAGACTGGTTTAATGCTTGCTAACGGCATGGGCATTATCGACAACAACTATTCAGGAGATGATGACGAGTGGGGAGCTTGGTTCTATCCAACTCGTGATATTGAAGTTCCAGCTGGAACAAGATTGTTGCAGTTCCGCATTATGGACACGCAACACACGATGTTTGGCGATGTAGCATTTGAAGAAGTTGAACACTTAAACGATGAAAGTCGTGGCGGTTTTGGATCAACAGGAAATTAAATAATTGTTAAGGCGGGCAATTGCTCGTCTTTTTTGTTGACGTTTTCTTTAATTGGTTATATTATATAACCATAAATAAAAAAGGAGTTTATCAAATGAACGAACAAATTGAACTGTTTTTGTACAAGTTAATCAAGGTGCAAAATGACAAAGGCGATATATACGTATCAGAACGCCCAGAACGGCTCGCTAAGCTCGTTTCTAACGAGTTAGGTGTAATTGTGCAGGAAGCAGAAGTGATGGACGTTATACGCCAAATGAAGCGTGAATTCAAAATAGGTTTCAAATACTTCGGTCAATATATCATGATTAAAACCGCTTCACACACACCAAAGGAGTTTCAATGATGTATCGAGTAGGAACAATCAACAAAAACATTGACGGCAGCAAGTTGTGGATCAAGGTACTAGATGGCAGCGTTCCAGCTGTTATGGTGACAACACACGAGATTGAAGCACGGACGTTCGAAACATATTCAGAAGCGGTTAAATACGCGATACCCGGATATGCGGTATTCAAACTTTAATTGGTATATAAAAATATATACCATTCGCTATTGACAAGGTGGTTGAATTTTAAGACAATATAAGTGTTAAGTCGGGGGCACGAGCCCAACGACAATATATAAACATATATGTAAAAAAAGGAGTTTTAGCAGTGAAAACCAAGATTTTTGTAAAGCAATTCGTGATGAACAACATCACTTATTGGCAGGATCGTGGCACTAATTACCACGCAACACCTGAACAAGTAGTGAACGTCATCAATAAGCGATTTAAAACATATGTAAAAGCGGACGAAGTTCGCTCATCGGTTGGCGAATTGTTAGATGATGGCGTAATCAATATGAATGACGATAACTATTTCTACAAGGCGAACCACTTCGATGAGTATGCAAAGTTCTTGAACGAAGTAGAAGGGACACGCATTAAATACTAAACAAGCGAACGGAGATACGACATGCTTGATCAAGAAAAACGAGCAAAACTACACTTAGAACGTAACGCTGCGGTTGATTTGTACCGACTGATGAGTGACGTTCCTGCACAACCTTTGTTCGAGAGCATTAAAGACAATGCGTTTTACACACCACACCAACTAATCACGATTGGGGCGCGCCCTGATGTTGGTAAAACTGTCATGGCGATGCACATTGCTAAAACACAACTGTTAAATGGTCACACGGTGGCATACTTCGGTTTGGAAGAAGAAGCTGGTGAGCTTTACCTAAACATGGACGAGTATGTACCAACTGAACGAGCTGAAAACTTCATCGTGCGTTCGTTCGAGTACACGGAAATAAATTCGTTCGTTGCGGAAGTTCAATTCTTACACAAAGAGTATGAAGTAGATTTCATCGTGCTTGACCAATTGAGTTTGCTTGACGTTGACGACACACCTGAAATTCGCGCTAAGTTTGACAAGGTGCAACGCCGTTTACAAGTTCTAACAAAGGAACTCGAAATCACAATATTGCAAATCACGCAACTTGGTCGTGGTGTATCTGAACAAGAAGAAATGCCCGAAAACTTTATTTCTGAAAGCGACCGTATTTTCCAAAACTCAAAGTGGCTTGGTATCTTTTCTAAGTTCGGTGAAATTGACGAAACCACACGCGAGTTTGGTATGCGTATTCGTAAGAGTAAGAAGCGCAACGGACGGTATGCTAACTATATATTCAAGTTCGATTATGCAAGTTCAATCATGTTTGATGTTAAGGAGTACAACGACGATGACTATTTCGATGCAATCAGAGGAAATAAAAGCAAGGGCGTTTCTGGGGGAAATCGCTCAAATGCTTGGTACTGATGACATGGTTGGAAGTGCTGCTTTAAAACTTTGGGACGAAATCATTAAGAACAATACACGAATTTACGGAGACGGAAAACTTGAACCACTGCACTATGAAATGTTGATCCACAAGGACGGCGTTCCGATAATAGTTCGGCGTTACCGTACTAAAGAAGCAGCAAACGAAGTTGCGAAAGAAGCCATCAGACACGGCTGGAAAGTTGAAGGGAGAAAAATATGACTAAATGTGATTTTGTTGTTCAGGTCAATGGCAAAGAGTATGTTTCAAAATTAAAACAAGGTTGGCTTGGCGTAAAAATTGAAACAAGCACTTCGTTTTTCGATGCTTATAAATTTACCAAAGAAAATGCTCAAAAATTAGTGGAACAACGTTTTTCTTCAAGGAAACTACAAGGAAAAGCCATTGAGATTACATACAAGAAAACCGAATACTCACAGTTTTACTTTATTGACACATACTTAGGAGAAAAGTGTGTTAAAGATGAGTTTTTCGGAGACGTTTTTAACATGCGTGGACGTTATGCTATTGAATTACGAGATGGAAAACGATTGACATTAGATACAAAATATTCAATGCTGTCAGCAACTAATGATCCTGTATTCTTTTTAAGGTTCAAAGATAAGGAAGAAGCACAAAGTTTAATAAGGTTTTATTTGAATAAAAATATAGAATATAAGGTTGTTGAAGTTCCCGAAATGGATGTATCAATTGGATATTCATTTGGTTTTAAACGTCTCGAAGCCGAGAATGATTATGAATTAGACAGAATGTTGAACGCTTACATTTCGTGCGGTTGGCAGTTACATGGAGAAAGAAGCAATGATTATTTTAAGGTTTCTCAAACAATCGTAAAGGAAGAGCTATGAAAAAGGTGTTCGAAGGCTATGTCGAGTTTTACGATAAGTTTGCCAGTGGTAATGATGTAAACACGGCAAACGGAAAAAACTACAAGCCACATATTTACCGTGGATCTAAGTACAACTTACAAAAGTCACAGGCTGCTAATCGTTTCTTTGAGCTCGCTGAATATGTTGACTTCCAGCCAACCGACGGTGCGGCGTATTACTTACGTGAGTTGTACCAGTACCCAGTGCCAAAATCGCTGGTAGCGTCTAAAAAGAAGCGCGACGCGTTTGATCCGCAAGAGTTGTTGCCAATTACTCGTGGCACGTTGGACATCGATAACTCATCAAAGCCAATGCACGATGCATTATCGCAAGGGTTAGGAATTGATGACAGCCAAATTGTTAGCGTTTCAGCACATAAACGGTACTGGCTGAATGATACTTACCGATACACGGTTGAACTATACGAAATGCCAAGTGGCGTTGAAATTGAGTTCTACGAATAGGAAAGGATTTGTAAAATGGCGAAAAGATATAAGGTAACACAATATTTTATGGAAGAGCTTAACGATTGGAAAGAACGCACAGGGCTTAGTCAAAAAATGGACATTCAGCAAATTTCTTATTTAGATGCTGGGGAATTGTCTCAAATACCAGAAAGCATTTTGCTTTGGCGAGTGGATTCAAAGTTAGACGTAAAAGAAAAAAACGAACGTTTGATTGCTATTATCAAGTGGTTGAATGGAGAAGATGTATTCGAAGTTGAAAAAAAGCAATGGGTTGTTCGTTCAAAGACTAGCAACAACCTTTTGAAATATTTACATTTACATTTCTTTGAAAAAGGTGGTGTAAAAACTCCTGTGTATGACATGTATTGGGGAAATGTTGAAAAATTCGATAATCGAGAAGAAGCTGAAAAGTGGGTTGTTCCGGGGTTTGAAGTTGTTGAATTTTAATGATTGTGAAGTCGCCTGAAAATAGGCGGCTTTTTTGTTGACTTTGTTTTTATGTGGTTATATAATATAACCATAAAGAAAAGAGGCAAGAAAAATGAGTATCAAGTATGAAGTGACTGAGGAGTTTATGGATCAACTCAAAACAGGCGGTGACATGAACTTCCTGATTGAAGGTAAGAACATGACTGAACACGAGCTTAACCAACGTTTGTTCGCTGTTGTTGGCTGGTACATGGGAAAAGACACATTACGTGTTGTTCCATCTACGTACTACGTGCAAAATAAGAACATGATTGGTAAGAAGTTTTGGAATGAAGAAGGTTTCTTAACAACAGCGGATGGTTTCATCGTTTCGTTTTCTAGCCGCAAGGACGCTGAAAAGTATTTGATTGGTGGCAGCAAGATGGTGGTTGATTATGACCGATAAGACATACGTGTTGTTTGACCCGTACAGCCGGCAATACTACGGCAAGAATGGCGATTGGATGACGACTAAATACGGCGCAATGCCGTTGAAGTACAAGGAGGCGGTTAAGATGCAACGACTGTCCGCTGCGTTAGATATTAAATTGGAGATAAAAGAATGAAGGACGTTTTGAGTTTGTTAATCGGTGGATTGTTCATCGGATTGTTTTTCGCGTTGATTGTATGCTGGGTTTATTACATTGCAGGAGGTTGGTTCTAATGTTCTTTAAAATTGTTGGTGTTTTGTCATTGTTGGCTGGTTTCATAGGCGGTGGTTCTGAGAGCTCGCATCCTGTATGGTCTGCAATTATATCAATTGCGCTTATGTTGATTGGAGCGTTTTTGTTGACTTTTGAATACGTACTAGAACGTATGTGGGAGAATGATCATGATAAGAGGTAGTATGTACGGCGCTTCGCTCACTGCGTCGTTGTTGTCGACTGTATTTGTTGTCATTGGCGTTGTCGTGCATTCTGACACACTTTGCAACATTGCTGGTGTAATCGCCATTGCAAATATGTTGGCGCTCACAGCGGACGTTATACGGCGAAATAGGAAGGGGTAAAAATGAGCTTTTTAGAAATTTTATTTTCATTTATCTTTTTCGTGATATTGCCAACATTAGTTATCGGTTTACCTTTGATGTTGTGGCTAGAAGTTCCTGTTTTTTATACGTTAATTTTTGTTGTTTTGTCGATTGGATTGATAGCGTCTGCTGGTTTTGCTGCGTATGTATGTGTAATAATTTTAAATATTGTGATTGCTTTGGTTACGAAAGATTAAATATAGTTTATTGGGGATTGGTAATATGAAAAATATTTTTGGAGATTTGTTTGTAGTATTGATGTTGATGGTTACATTTAGTTTGCCGTTGTCGTTTTTATTGGCGTCGGGTGTTTTGCTAAAATTAACTTTGGTGATTGGTGCTGTTGTTATCTTGATGTTTTGGGCGGTATTCTTCGCTGAGTTGTTTGAATACATTAGAGGGAGGCGATAAGATGGAGTATGCAGTAGTTGAAAGTCACATGGGTGGTCGTTACTTTATGCCAATCATAAGCGAACGTGCAATCGAATGGATTGAGCAACGATGCGAAACTTGTGGAGATAATGATCGAGTGGTTGGAATATACGACACAAAAGAAGAAGCAGAACGCCTCGTGTAATGCGGGGCTTTTTTTGTATGGTATAATTATTAAAAAGCAGAAGGTAGAAAGACATGGATTTGAATTTGTATAAGAAGTTTACCAAGATGATGAAAACGAAAACGTTTCACGAAACTAAGTGGGCATTAAATATTGGCGACGAACTTGCCAGTGATATGTTAAAGCGTTATGAAAACGGTCGCAAAAATGCACGCTTGCACAACTAAAAAGGAGAATAAATTGTGAAAATTGAAGAAGTTGATATTGAAAGTGTAAAACCTTACGAAAATAATGCCCGTTATAATGAAGATGGGGTTGGCGTTGTTGCGAATAGTATTGCTGAGTTTGGTTTTAAGCAGCCTATTGTAGTTGACGAGAACAATGTAATTATTGTTGGACACACTCGTTTGAAAGCGGCGAAAAAGCTAGGGCTAGAAACAGTTCCTGTCGTGGTTGCTAACGATTTATCTGAAGAAAAAGTAAAGGCTTACCGACTAGCGGACAACAAGACTGCAGAATTTTCAGACTGGGACTTTGACAAGTTGGAAGTTGAACTAGATGAACTTGCTGACATTGATGATTTGGATATGGAAGATTTTGGCTTTTTACCGTTTGAAGCAGAAGAAGAGGAAGTCGAAGTTGATGAAGCAAACTTGGATGAAGCTGCACCTGCAAGGACGTCTAGGGGACAGGTTTGGAAATTGGGGCGTCACCGCCTTATGGTTGGGGACAGCACGAGTGAAGAAGATATAAATGTATTAACAGAAAAGCACGACATTGACTTTATTTATACTGATCCGCCGTACGGAATGAATGCTGTTTCCAAGAGTGGTGTGTTGTCTGAAAAATATTCTGGTGACATTTTGAACGATGACAGTAATAAAGTTGCTATTTCGTCATTCTTACTGGCGCAAGATAAGTATCCTGATACAAAACAATTGTGGTGGGGTGCAAACTACTATTCGAGTGCGTTGCCTGATAGTGAGTGCTGGATTGTTTGGGATAAAAACAATGGTAAAAGCGATCAAGCAGATGCTGAATTGGCATGGACAAACTTCAGAAGTGTCGCTCGTATCGCAAAAATGACGAGTGAAAAAACTAATAGAATACACCCAACACAAAAGCCGGCGGCATTGTTCCAAGAGATTGAAGGGCGCATGTTCAAAAAGCAAAAGCCTGAATATGTGCTAGATTTATTTGCTGGAAGTGGTTCTACAATGATTGCTTGCGAACAATTGGGGTTAACGAATTATTCAATGGAATTGGACGAAAAGTTTGCTGATGCTATTATTTCGCGTTGGGAGCGACTTACTGGTGGCGAAGCTGAACTTGTTAAATGATATGGGGGGGTGTTTTGATTGACTAACAATGCCGAGTTTTGGTTAGAAAAAGATAACCTTATATTGTTAAACGGTTGGAAAAGAAATGGGCTTACGGACGAACAAATTGCTGAAAATATGGGTATATCGCGCCGAACTTTTTATAATTGGCGTAATAAGTATCCACAACTTGAAAAGGTAACTAAGTTAGGGAAAGAACACGCTAACTTTGCTGTCGAAAATGCATTGTTCAAAAAAGCAATAAACGGAAACACAACAGCGATGATTTTTTGGCTTAAAAACAATTGGCGTTCAAAGTATTCAGACAGTCCCAAGACTGACATTGAACTGGAAGAAGTCAAGAAGCGCCTTGAAATTATGGATGTTGAGAAGCAAATCAAGCAAAACCAATTAGAACTGGGTTCTAAAATGTCTGATGTGAAGATTGAGTTTGTTGAGGTTGATAACGATGAGCAAGACAATTAGACTGGACTTCCCCAATTCGGTTGATAAGGCGTACTACAAGCTGTTTAACAGCAAGGCGCGTTACATTGCGTTGAAGGGTTCCCGTGGATCAGGAAAGTCAACGGCTGGTGGATACAAGGTTATACATGATATTATGAAATATCCATGGTTGAATTGGTTGGTTATACGTCAATACCAAACAACACAAAAAGACAGTACATTTTCAAATTTGAAGCAAATTATTAATTCGCTTGGGTTAGAAAGTTTGTTTAAATTTACAGTAAGCCCACTAGAAATAACATACCTTCCAAACGGCACAAAAATTTATTTCAAGGGAGCGGACGATCCGTTGAAGCTGACGTCAATAAACCCTGCCGTCGGTAAAATCGCCCGTGTTTGGTGGGAAGAAGCGTACGAACTTAAAAGCGATGACGACTTCGACAAAGTTGATAAGTCTATTCGTGGTATTTTGCCGGAAGGTGGCTTCTATCAACACTTGCTGACGTTTAACCCATGGAGCGACAGACACTGGTTGAAACGGGAATTCTTTGACGAAGAAACACGCAAGAGCAACGTTCTATCGTTTACGACTACTTACAAGAACAACGCATTCCTTGACGATGACTTCATTCAGATGATGGAAGAAATGAAAGTCAAGAACCCTGATCGTGCGCGTGTTGTTGTATACGGTGATTGGGGTATCGCAGAGGGGCTTGTGTTTGACGGTAGATTTGATTTGGAAGAATTCAACCCTGATGAAATTCAGGGGCGCTTAATTATGGGACTTGACTTTGGGTTTACAAACGATCCAACAGCGTTCATTAAGGCCAAGGTTGTAGGGAGCGATATATACGTCTTTGACGGATTTTACGAGCAAGGGTTATTACATGACCATATGGCTCGCAAAATAGCACAGCACGGCGGAGCAATGGGTTCTGTTTACGCAGATAGTGCTTCACCACTGACAATCGCTGAACTACACACACGCGGTCTTAAACGCATTATCCCGGCTGGTAAGGGTAAGGATAGTTTGGTACAGCGTACTGAATTCATGAAGCAATATACTTATCATATCCACCCAAAAGTAAGTTGGTTGATGGATGAAATGAGTACGTATGTTTATAAGAAGGATAAGCTAAATAATCCAACGAATAGACCAGTAGACGGAGACGACCACGCAATCCAAGCATTGGGATATGCACTTGAACCGTTGATATTCACGAATAAAGATGGTTCTTATATGACGTACCAACAACGGCAACAGGCTGTTAAAAACATTGGTTTATAGTACAATTAGAGTATCAGCTAAGGCTGGTGCTTTTTATTTTGCAAAATAGAAACGAGGTAGAACATGAGCAACAAAGTAAACATGATGCTTGATGTAACTAAGGCGGGAATTCAAAACCCATTGGTTAAGTTACGTCAAGGTGATGGGAATTGGGAAGCACTGCGAGTAACGGTAACGGCTAACGGTGAACCACTAGAACTGCAAGGCTGGGCAATCAGTTTTATGGGAACAACAGCGGGACAACATCGAATTGCGGATACTAATGTTAATATTGTTGAAGCACAAAGTGGTATTTTTGAATACACGCCAAGTAAGGCTTGGGGAATGGACGTCGGTGAATTTAAGAACGCTTACTTCAAGTTTGTGAAGGGCGATGGATCAGCGTCAACTGCCAGTTTCCGTGTTTTGGTAGACAAGGCGGTCGATATTACAGACGAAGAAGCAGAAAATTATATTGCTGTATTTGACGTAATGATTGAAACTGCGACAGCAGACTTGAACAACAAGTTCAGTAGCTTGCGCACAAACACAGACAAAGCGATGGCTGACGCAACTACTGCTAACGCAAATGCAAGTGCTGCAGTTAAAGCCGCTAATGATGCCGTTAATACGATGAATAATTCAGTTAAGACGGTACAGGTTGGTGGACGTAACCTATTGTTAGGAACTGCCAACTGGTCTGGTGATAGCACTAGGTGGGAAAAGCGTGGCACTGTAACCGACAATCCTGGAACATACAGAGGAATGACCATTGCTGCCACATATGGTGCGTGGAGAAGTCCAATTTATAAGTTGCAAAACGCGGGAATATTACAAGTTGGAAAGACATATACATTCTCTACTTATGTCAGGAATACATCTGATACAGATACAAGAGTAGCATATTACTATGATAACGAAATTGCGACACAACATGCTTATTCAGTAGCACTACCAGCTCATACGGATTGGACTAGAGTATTCGTAACATTCAAGGTATTAAAGGACCCAACAACTAGTGCTAATGGTTTGCGTTGGGAGGGACAAAACGAACTCACGAATGGACAAATTCAATTCGCTGGTTATAAGCTAGAAGAAGGGAACGTACCAACTGATTGGACACCCGCTCCAGAAGATGCGCCAAGCAACGACGCACAACTAGTACACAAGACTGGCAATGAAACTGTTGCTGGTGATAAGACGTTCACAGGGAAATTGTCTGTAAACAATTTAAATGTTAGTGGAGACACGCCCAATACGGTGCTAACATATAATTCTGGTTTTTCTGGTGGTTCCAGCTACTATTTTGTTCGTGACAAAACAGTTCATGTATTTTTGATAAATGTACTAGGGTTTACTGCCGGAAGCCAACGACCATTTGAGCTTCCAAATAGCTTAAGAACTTCTGTTCCGGGATCAACATATTTTGTTGGTATGTATGGAACTAGTACCACACTTGTTGGTTTCAATGGCACACAAGTTTATATCTCAACTAGTTCAGTTCCTTATAATGCTAACACACCTTTAAATGCACATCTAACTTGGCTGTTGCCTTAATTTGGTAAATGAAAGGATAAAATAATGACAGTATTAGTAAGTTTTGAAACACCACAAATTCAGGTGAATAACAGTAGCACTGGTGTTCAATTATCACAAGTGATCCTACCTTATTCAATCCGTAATTCAGAAGATTTCACCCAATACTTAGGTGGTCAGATGACATTAGGACAATCCGATGGAATCAAATTGTCTGACAACACGAAGGACTGGGAACGTCTTGGCTTAGCTAAGATTAAGAAGATGGTAGCTGACGCAGAAATCTATGCACCAGCACAAATCGTTGACGCTCCTGACACGACGACGGAGGCTGACGATGAATGATTACGAACAAGCCAACTTGCTTTACCAAGAAACGCCAAACAACTTGCGCGACTACAATCGCGTCATGGAGTTTGTAAAGCACTTTTTGGAATATCAACAACCGCGTTTGAAGCGTCTTGATGCTTATTACCGCGGCAAGAATGAAGGTATTTTGGGACAAACAAAGCGCCGTATGCAAGATGGATACTTTGATTACCGACTAACACACCCGTTTGCGCAAGAGATTGCAGACTTTCACACGTCATTTTCGGTTGGAAACCCGATTGGAATTGAGACCACGGAAAACAACCACGAGAAATTGGACGAGGTTGACGAATTCAACGATGTTGACAATCTGAACGCCGAAACATATTTGGACATGACAAAGTTCGGTCGTGCGTTTGAATTGGTGTACCGCGGAGATGACACCGAAGGCATGGAGCGCATTGTACGCCTTAACCCAACTGAAACGTTCATGATTTACTCAACGGACGTTGATCCAAAGCCCCTTATGGCTGTTCGAGTGGTTGGTCGATTGACGATTGACGAAGAAAACAACCACGCGCCACTTTTGAAGTACGTTATCGAAACTTGGGACAATGAACGCCACGTGACATCTAAGCCAATGCAGAAGCAAGACCAGTTCATCGCTGAACGTGTTGAAAACGTTGTGACACTGCCGGTTGTTGAATATTGGAACAACTCACTGCGTATTGGTGACTACGAGCCGGTTCTTTCATTGATTGACGCATATGATGCCGCGCAGTCTGACACGGCTAACTACATGAGCGACTTAAATGATGCAATGTTAGTTATTCAAGGAGACATTGACACGCTGTTTGAAGGCGCTGACTTGATGGTTGACCCAACAGACGCAGAAGCTGCCAAGAAGTTAGCTTACGAAAAGCAAAAGATGCTGCAAGAGATGAAAGACGCCCGCATGTTATTGTTGCGTTCTGGTATTTCTGCTACTGGATCACAAACATCAGTTGACGCTAAGTATGTTTACAAGCAATACGATGTTAATGGTGTTGAAGCGTACAAGAACCGTCTATACAAGAATATCCACACATTCAGTCGCACTCCTGATATTTCTGATGAGAACTTTGCTTCTAATGCCAGCGGAGTTGCCATGAAGTACAAGCAATTGGGCGTTATCCAACTTGCTGCTACAAAGCGCCGTCAATTTGAAAAGGGCATGTACGCACGATACAAGATTATTCAAGACTTGGAGCAATTCGTTTCAGGTGGTTGGAACATCAACTACCGCGATATTCGTTTCACGTTCAAAGATAACTTACCAACTGATGACATCACGACTGTGCAAACTTTGGTGCAAGCTGGTGCGACGTTGCCACAGGAATACTTGTACCGTTTCTTGCCGGGTGGTGTGGACGTTGACGAAGTACAAGATATGATGGACAAGCAAAACGAAAATGCTGATTACATGCACATTTCGGAACGATTGGAGGTGGTAAATAATGACGACAACGCAGGAGAAGGTCTATCAGCTGACGAAGCAACTGATTAAGAATGATGAAGCTAACAGTCGCAAGTTGCAACGAGAGTTAAAAGGAGTTTCAGTTGCATTTATGGCTTGGTGGCAAACGTTCACTTCTAAGTACCCTGATTATCGCCAAGAAGATGGCACAAGGTTTGCTGACAACGAACTACGACAAGAACTTGATGAGTACGCTCGTGAAAATGGTTTGCGCAATGAAATTGTTTCAAACAACGAACAATTGCTAACTTATGCGACCGTTGTATTTTCAAGCGTGGCCGCATACAAGGCTATCGAATTTATTTCAGGTGCTTTGACGAAAGAATTGAAGTTCAATGCCGAGTTTGGACGCAAGTTGTATGGTATTACTGACAATGAGCTTTCTTTGAGCATTATCGATGAGTTACTAGACGGCGTTAAGTGGTCTGATCGCATTTGGACACACCAAGCTGAATTACGTGGTGACATGTACAAGCTAATGAAAAAGGTGCTACTTCAAAACGAGAACCTAACCGCTTACAATAAAGAGTTGCGAGACAAGTTCAACGTTAATCGCAATCAAGCTGACCGTATCTTGCGGACAGAAGGCGCACGAGTTGCAGGGTTGCAACAATCACACAACGTAAAGGTTTCTGGTTACGACAAGATGGAGTGGATTGCATCGGCTGGGGCTTGTGACTATTGCCGACCACTTGACGGAAAGGTATTCCCTGCTTCACGGTTTGGTGATGGCGAGTACGTAATTCCAAAGCACCCAAACTGCCGCTGTTCAGTTGCAGCTGTTGCTGAATAAAAATAAACGTGTTATGATAACGGCGTTCGCATTACGAACCTCCTTATTGTTTGCCCTGACGGCGTTAGTCGGTGGGGTTTTATTTTTGTCTATGTATTATTTATGCAAAGTTGTGTATAATTAAACACGTGGAATAGTCCACATATTTTAAATTTAGACTATGTGGGGTTAGTAAGCGGGCGCAAGCGTACTGAAAGCCGTGCAAGGAGGTTATTTTTATGCCAGATGAACCAATTACACCGCAAGCAGAAGGTGCCGAAGACAATCCGGATGTTTTGCGACTTACGCCGGATGAGTTGCAATCTAAGTTGGACGCAGAAGCTGACAAGCGCGTACAAAAGGTTTTGGAAAAGAAGCAAGCTGAATGGGACGCTAAGTTGAAGGAAGTGGCGGAGAAGGCTAAGAACGAAGGTGCACAATACGCTCAAATGACTGCTGCCGAAAAGGCACAAGCAGAATTTGAAGCTAAGCAAGCCGAGTTCGAAAAGCGTGAACAAGATTTGGCACGCCGCGAGTTATCTGCTGCTGTTTCATCTGATCTAGCCGAAAAGGGGCTACCTTCTGAACTTGCAGAAAACCTTGTCAAGATTGGTGACGCCACTGCCATTAAGGAGTGGACAAATAACATTGCGGGTATCATTGAAACCCGTGTAAACGAACAGGTAAAGCAACTTGCCAACGGGGGGAAGCCTGCCGGACAACCATCATCATTGGCTGACGGTGAGATTGATCCTATCTTGGCAATTGCTAACGCATATAAGTAGGAGATTTTAATAATGGAAGCACAAGTATTTACTTCGCGATTTGTAAAGGTTTTGCCATCTGTATATAAGGCAAAGGCTGCATTCCTTGACGTGTTTGGGGACATGCAAGCCGTTGATGGAGTTTCGGAAACAGAAGTTGCAATGCAAGTTAAGGTTAATGACTTGCCAACGGTTATCGGTCAATATTCAACTGACCCAAACGTTGCGTTTGGAACTGGTACTGCTAAGTCATCACGTTTCGGTGAGATGCAAGAAATCATCTACCAAAACAAGAGCGTTCCTTTTGATTTGCCATGGGCTATCCACAAGGGACTTGACCAATTTACTGTAAACGCAGACATGGATACGGCTGTTGCTGACGCTTTGCGCGATATTACAGAAGCACGCATTCGTGAAGTCAACCGTGTTCAAGGAGCTTACTTGGTTGCCCACGCAGGCAAGGACTTAGGAGCTGCTACTGATGTTGTTGCCTTGTTTGAAAAGGCTGACATCGAAATGACTGAATTGGAAGTTGATGCACCATTGGTTGCCTTTGTTTCTGCTAAGGTATACAACGCAATTATCGACAGTAACTTGGCAACGACTGCTAAGCAATCTGGTGTAAATGTTGACGCTAACACGATTGTTGAGTTCAAGGGCTTCAAGATTGTGAAGGTGCCATCTGCATACTTGGGTGGTAAAGAAGTTATCTTCGCACCTGCCGGCGTTGGTCGTGAGTTCGTTGGTTTGGAAGTATTGCGAACTTTGGAAGGACGCGACTTTGTCGGAGTTATCTTACAAGGTGCTGGTAAGGGTGGTCGATACATTTCAGACGCCAACTTTAAGGCTGTTATGACGGCTGGAACAGCAGCGAGTAGCAACTAATACGACTAACACAGCCGCGCAAACTGAAGGTGGAGATGCAACAACAGAACAACCAGCAGAAGGGAAGTAATCAATGGGCGCAGCAGAAAACTACTTCAAGTTGATTGACAGTAAGACGTCAATTCAAGATAAGTTAAACATTATCGAGGACATTACTCGTCAACGCTTGGCGGTACTGCTGGGCGTTGAAATTACTCAAATTCCTGTTAAGTTCGAATATATCGTGACTGATATTGTCGGCGCACGGTATGCACGCATTGGAAACGAAGGCGTTACCCGTTATTCACAAGATGGTTTAAGTATTTCGTTCCCTGACGATGATTTTGGTGCTTACATGGCTGAAATTAACGGGTTCAAGAACGGCGATGACTTCTACAAACCACGAAAAGGAGGCTTTGCATTCCTATGATTTTGAGTGATGAAGTAACCTTTGTTGTGGATCACAGCAACGAGCCACATGACCCGCGCAATCCTAATTGGGACGAAACGGAAACAAAAGAAATTCGATAT